CGCTGCACCAGGGCGGTGCCTTCTTCGTCACGCGTGCCAAGTCCAATCTGAATGCCCATCGGGTTTATTCCGCGCCCACCGACCGGAGCAGCGGCGTGATCGCGGATCAAACCATCGCACTGGACGACCCCCGCACCCGCCAGGACTACCCGGCGCATCTGCTTCCGCGATGCCGAAAAGGACAAGACGCTTATCTTCCTGACCAACCACACGGCGTTACCGGCTTTGACCATCTGCGACCTGTACAAAAGCCGCTGGCAGGTGGAACTTTTTTTCAAATTGATCAAACAGCACCTTCGGATCAAGCAGTTCTTTGGTACCTCGGAGAACGCCGTGAAGACGCAGATATGGATTGCCGTCTCGGTCTATGTGCTGGTGGCAATCGTGCGCAAACGGCTCAAGCTGGAGGCGCCTCTCTACACATTGCTGCAGATAATTTCGGTGTTTGAAAAATCCGGATCCAGACGGCATTTTCCCAATCAGTCAACAGATACGATACTGCACAAGATGACAACCAATTGGAGTTGTTTGGCTTTTAACCGGACAGCAGTGACCTGCCAGGTAGTTTTGATCTCAAATGTCAATTACCAACGCACCACAACCAGGCCGCCGCCGCCAGTTGCGCCATTGAAGGCAGTGTTGCCCGTGGCGCCGGTGCCAGCGCCAGCGGCACCTCCGCCGGGAAAACTTCCGTTATTTCCGGTGGTACCACTGTTTTGAGCGCCGCCGATAGCGGCCGCGCCCCCCATGCCGCCTTGATTCAGCAGGCCAGCCTGACCCGCTGACCCAATAAAGTTCACGTCCCCTCCCACTCCAATTCCGGGCGGCGTAGCGCCATTTTGAAGACCCGTAGTCGTTGCGAGATAGTTTAGACTACCTCCAGTCGCATTGACGAATTGGCCAAAGCTGGAAGTGCCACCGGGACCGGCGGCGGCACCAGACGTAGAACCTCCTGTACCTCCGGCGCCGACAGTAACAGGCACCACTTGGCCCGGGATCAGACCCGTGACCAATTTCCGTGCGTAGCCCCCTCCAGAGCCACCACCGCTTGCTAAGCCTGGCTGTGAGGCAAAGCTCCCTGATCCACCACCCCAAACCTCGACCTCGACTTGGGTAACTCCTGCAGGGACGTTGAAATTCCCACTACTCGTGAAACTTTGTACGCCGGACGCAAATCCAGGGCGTAACGAAGGTAGCTTCCAACCAAGGAAAGGTGCTGTGGGAATTATTGTTATGTTGGCGGCACTGATTTGTGTCTGGCCGTAGGAGACAGTAATTTGGTACAGCCCAATCCATCCGCTATCGGTTGCGGGTATGGTTTGGCTTCCGGTGTTGCTTGGAAGACCGGCCTTAAGTTGCAGTTGGACTTGTTGGGCACGTACAGTATTTTGCGGCGATCCTGAGTTGGCTGGACCGCTAAAAGACTGCGCTGGGTTGCTCGCATTGTAATAAGGCAAAACTACAGGGTTACTGTCAACCTCGGCAAACGAGGCTTCGATTAGATAGTTAATTGACTGCCCGACACTTGCCGGTGCTGTAAGGTTGAAGGTGGTGGATCCCGTATTGATGCCCATCTTCATGATTAGATCGGTCGGATCCGCTAAGATCGAGCCATAAGCTTGCAGATCGATCGGCCCAAATTGTGTGATACTGCCCGGCCCGATTGTTATGCTCATGGACGGAGGATTCGTTGGCTGACATTGTAATCCGTCAGCCACCGTATTAGTACCGAGCACCGCCTGAATTAGAAAACCCAAGCCGATCATCGCGTTTTTGTTGATAGACAGCAGGTCGGTATCAAGCGGAATGCTGCCAGGATAGACGATATTGCGGTCCATGCGGTATTTTGACCACTTCAGAAATTTCGATTAAATGATTCGTAGCCAGGCCACGGCGTTCATCGGTAGCAAACTGCTTAAAGTCGTTTGAATGTCCGCGTCGTCGATGGCGCCTGGTAACATAGCGAGGTCGACATAACCGATTACGCCAACCCCAAAGCCGCCCGATGGTATACCATACCCAGCCAACATTCCTACACCCGGCATCGCCGGACGGAATGCGGTGACAAAGAATTGGAGTGGCAGTAGCAGGCTCCCCCAACCGCCCGCCATGCCATATGCCATTCCCGTATCCCCAAAGCTAGAAATCGATGATGGATCACCGAAGGATCCGGTGTCCAAGCAATTTGCAGGCTCGAATATAAACGGTTGGGTTCCAGTTAAGTTCTGCAGGTTCGAGACAACCGCTGATCGAGTCGCTGCCTCGCGTAGTAATGCAGATTGGATGCGATCCCGATATGCGGTATCAACCTCTCCCGATTTCCTGAGGAGATTGACCCCAAAGTAGTCATTTGATATTAGATCGAGCCAGTCTTCGGTTGCAGTCAGCAGCCTAGTCTGATTAATCATGTATACGATTAGACTGTAAAGCCAAACCCATGGCGTGGCAATGGCCGCCAGCAACGCATTGAGATTGGGGCTTTGCTCGGAAAACCAGCGCTTTGGAAGAACGACCGAGATCCGATACATGAAGTCCGAAAGATCACCCACCATTGACCGTAACCGTGATTTGCCCAGATTTTATGACTGTCAACGGCCCAACCACGATATCTGTCGCCAATCCGTTTAGTTCCACATTAGAGATATTGATAACGGTGGAACCGGCCAGATAAGCGCTCTGAGCGACACGTGTGATAGAGGCTCCGGCTGCAATTGGTAGGGCGCCCAGGTAGGAGGCGACGTGGTTCCGAATGCTCGCTATGATCTGCGAGGGAATGGCTGTAGAAATGAGACCCGCGCTCATCGTGACGCTAACAACTAGGACCCCCGGAGCAATGACTGAGAATCGCGTTCCTATGGGCCGTACAGCGTCCACAGCAGAGGCAACCATGGACAGCAGATCGGCTGAGGGGTACCCGGTCCCATCGTCCAAAACAACCAGGAACGACCCGGTTTCTGGGTTGCCGCTAGAGTCAGTATTCTCCATTATAGACACATTCAAGCATTGACGCACATTTGCAACCGCATTTTGGACGGCAACAAGTGTCGCCCGGGATCGACTTGCAATATACCCCTGAAATCGGCCACGAAAAGCTTGGTCGTCCTCGGGGTCTGCTCCGTTGGAACATGGATTTGCATTATACACGAGGTCAATTCCGGGTAGTGAGGCGGCTATAATCGTAATGCTTCCTGTAAGCACATTACCGATCATTCCGTTACTCGTGCATACAACCGGAACATCTGCCGATACCACGCCGCTCGGGAGAATATATGCCGAGGAACTGGCCTGCCATATCGAGATGGACTGATCTTCTGTAACCGAAAAGGATAGAGAGCCATCGGTGGTTTTAACCAAAGTTCCGACGGGTAACGTAGCCGGCAGATTAGTGGTAAATCGCGAAAAAGTCACAATCCCCGTAGATGCGATAGCCGGGAGACGCGTCAATCCAAAATCCAACATCCATGAATCCAAGTCCGGACCACTGGATGTAGATGCCCGAGTCGATTGTAGGACTTGAACAAGAAGCCACTGCAGCCAAAGCACAACAGACGCGTTGGCTTCAAATATAGCACGAACTACCGATCCAACCGATACGTCGATTACGTTGCTAGCTGAACTTTGTAACGCCGCGCCCATGTCCTCAATGAGTTGTGAAAATCCCTTGAGATTGAGAATCATAGCCTATCCACCATTCGAAACGACTAATTGAACCGGTGCCAGGGACGAAGGATCAGCGTAAGTGATCGTGACGAAGACGTATCCATTAGTGGCATCAGCGATACGGACTTTAATCTGTGGAGCCGGGATTGCGGGTACCGCAGTCTCTAGTTCCAGTTGCTGTCTAACAATTGCCTCTATATCGGCGGGTCGCATAGGGACACCGACGAATTGGCCCAATCCGCCGCCGTAATCGAGGTTCCAAAGATAGTCCCCCGCATTGGTGAGGAGGCGTCGGCACACCCGTTGATTAACCGCATCAGAGCCACTCGCGATAGCCAAATCGCCCCTGCTGCTTACAGCAAGATCGGCACCCCATTGATGGAAAATATCATTCATTTATATCAGTCCGAAGGAGTTGGAGCGCTGGTCGTTCCGTTCGAAGGTGTCGAATGCGTATGGGAATTGTAATGCGCCCGTAGACTTGACACAGCGCCATGTTGATCATAGACGTCGCCTTGAACATGAAGGTCACCATTCACTCGAATGGTTCCATCATTGCATAGTTTTAGGAAACTCCCGCTCTGATGGACCAGCCAAAATTCCCCTCCTTGGGCTACCGGTGGTGCTTGTTTTGTGGAGAAACTGCGGCCAATGATGATACCCTGTTCCATGTCACCCTCTTGCGGAACGAGCAGTACCTGATCGCCGGGTGTCGGGGGACAAATCATACCCCAACCATTTCCGACCCACTGCGATAGTACCGGGAGCCAGCCGGATAAAACGTTTCCTGGTTGTATGAGAACCCGGGCGGCGCCGCTTTGGTTGTTGACTGAGGTCACGGTGCCAAATTTGATCTGGCCCATTGATTGATCCAGGTCAGCGGCGTGCGATTTGATAGCATTTGAGAGTCTTTCACTCATCTTGCATTATGCCTCATCCCTAAACCACCGGAATCTTACTCAGACTGCAGTCGCTCGGATAATCTGGCAGCTGCCTGAAGTTGTACTGAAATGGCGCTCGATGTGATCGATTTGATATGTCGTATCGAGCGGTGATTCCGTCTCATCGATTAATATCAATGCTCTCGGCGAAAGTGACACGTTCCATGGCATTTCAATATGCATGACGGTACCCAATCGGTGCAATTCTGCAGCAAACCGCGCAGCAGTATCCGAGACCTGTTGCGACGTGAAATTTGAGGCGGAGAACAGAAAGGGTTGAGTGTTCGTATTGGTGATAGGCTGTGTTGTATCCAAGTCACCCCCAGTCGCGTTGCTCGCGTAGGCAGCCATATTCTGAGAGTTCCAGGACTGAACGAGAGCATTTGCACCCGATGAAATGCACAGGTTTTGCTCAAAACGAACGGTTTTGACATTTCGGAACGGTATGCGGACCGGCATTTCAGCCAGGAGGTCGGGCGGTTGAAAAAACAGTGACGTGCCTTGGACAAAGACATCAAACCCATTTTCTCGTGCGAGTTGGACCAATAAGTCCCAGTCCGAGCGTAAACGAGAAAATTGTCCGATAGACAGCCGAGTATATCCATCGTCATAGTAACGTCCTACGATATCAGACGTTGGCGTGACAATTGGAATTAAATTGTGGTTCTCCGCTATTGTTGTTGCTACCTCCGAAGCCGTCTGATTTACGAAATCTTGCTGTCGATAAGAATCAATCAAAGTGGACGATAAATCCCTTCCCGATATCGAAACAGTCATTCTTATCGGGTCGATGCGGACGATATCGACCATCCCGGTCACCAGATCCTGTTGTTGCAATCCCAACGACGAGGCTAATGTGATTTCCACATATGCCGATGAGAGCGTTGACCAAAAGCTTACGTCGCTGAATGGTGGGGGTCCAATGGCAAAGGTGAGTGCGTAGGTGTCCGCAGAAAAGCAATTGCTCGCGATGATAGAAGCCTGTAGCAGTCCCTGAACCGGGGTTCCATCGAGGAGCACCTGGATTGCTATTCCGAATGAGGAAGATATGCCCATTTATTGAGGGCCAATCCCGTCCGCAAATGTTTGCGAATAGGCCGGTATGGCGATCCGATTCGTGCCAGCCAGCATCGGATCAATCAAATTGTTTGCACGGGCAATGTTAATCCATTCCAATGCACTACCAAGTTGTGCTGCGGCTATCTCAAATAGATTGCCCCCAACTGCGGTAATAGTTTCCACTCTAGCAGTTTGGGACATCTATATTCACTCCAATTCTCCCGATGTAGGACCTTGCATTGACTGCCCCTGCCAACAGTCCCGCGCTTATAACCGCGGAATTCAGGTTTTGACTATAGCTTTCAGCGCCTGCATATGGTCCGAGTGGGATCGTGACGAGCGCAGATTGCAGTGTGATTTGGCTATTGATCGTCTGCAGCACAGTCGCTATAGCCGAGGAAGCCTGACTTTGGCTGGATGTCCCGATCGTCATAGCGTTTGGGGTGAACAGAGCAGCCTGCACGGTGGAGAGAGATAAGCCCGACCCCGAAACTGCTGTGAGGGCATTCCCAAGGTCTGTCGATATCGAGGACAAAATCGTCGACGCTGCCGCCTCGACTCCGGACTGATGCGCGACTACACAGCTAATCTTGTAGCGGATCCACCACGGACTATGATAGTCCACGACAAGGCTCTCGACCACGACACGACGCCTGAAAGTCTCCCAGGTGAGCCAGACAACGGTGCCGGACAGCCGTAAGTTATCGAATTCGCGCACCCGAGATTCTGCGGAAGGTCCTGTAAATGTCCCCTCGAAGATAATCTCGGCGTCATCGGGTCCTAGTCGTTCGACGAGTCTCCCCCCACCGGCCAGGTGATGGATGACCATCCGCTGGCGACCACCAAAGCGGATTGATTCCGGGACTTCAAAACTATGAAGACTGATCGAACCGATCTGTATCGGTGAATCCTGCAATTTAGTGCACTTCCGTGGAAAAATCTTTATCGTTGCGTCTGGCGGACACACTCAAAATGGAGCAATGCGACTTCGCGGGACGTTTGCGCGGGGATCGACAGCGGTCATTCCGGTCGTCGGCGTTCCCAGCGTATTCTCCAGATGTTGAATAGCCCATCTTCCGAGTACAGAGCCGTCGATATGGATCGTAGACACATTTGATCGACCGGGATTTTCGCCGTTGGTCGGGGCACCGCCCGGATTTTCGGAGGCAATCTGCGCGTGATTGGCAGGGTTACGACTGTAGAAGGATAAACCGGCGCCGGAAACGGGGGCCGTTGCCAGAATTGTGTCGCTGGTGGCAATCGCGGCGTGTCGGTCCAAATGGTTGGTGGTCCCGCCATTCCTATGCATTACTGAGATATCGTGACTTGGGGGTGCGAGCGATAACCGAGATCGACGAAGTGCGTTGCCAAAGGCCAAGTTTTCCGGCTTGCGGCGAGTCGGCGGATCAGTTGGTTCGTTTTGCGACCCAGCAAGTGGAGGCATCGGAGAGCGTCTGACAACCTGGGTCCTTGATAAAATTGGGTTTGAGGTTGGTGACGTTTTATGTTGGGAAGCTTCAAAAACTGAATTCGCTAGAAGCATAGGCAACAAGTTGCGGACAGACAGGAGACCAGTATCCCCGTGAAGGCGGGTCCTAGGTCTATGCACTGGACTTAATTCTGCCATGCACCGGTTTGGAGGAACGAATCGGGAAATTTCCATTGTGTGTGTGCGAATGGGCGGGGTAAAGACCTCTGGACTTCTTAGTCCCTCAAGACGGGATCCAACGAGGCGTTTCAAAGGTGCGATTGACTGCGTCTGGAAATTAAGTATCCGCTGAAGATTAACATACCAAGCTATCCGGGCACCATCCGCTCGTATTCTTTCCTTCAGAGGCATGGGAAATTCCCCAATTTGGGCTTATCTCTCATTTGTGGCTTGGCGAATCCAGTCGAACGCGACCCAATCGAACGCGTGACCATCGAGGATACCGAGCGCAATAACATAGGCTGCGCGGTCGCTATCGGAGAGAGAGAATGCAACGTCGAACGGCACCCCATTCCGAACAAGGTAGAGGCAATCGATTAGGACAGGGTGCCTGGCAAGTTTCCCACTTCGGATTGTCCAACTGGGCTTTCTTCTTGAGCGTTGATTGAGTCGACAATGGCTGCAAGGCCATCATCGCCCAGCCGATCAATCAGATTTTCGATTTGCGGCTCGGTCGTCGGTGGAGGAACTGGTATTCCATCGATTTCTACGACCGCAAACGCAAGTCCAGCCAGCGACAACCACGGTTCATTTTGGGCAAGGAGCGGGCCTGCCGCCTTGAATAGCCTGAGCGTGTCCAGCGCCGCTAGTCGCCGCAGCGTCAGACGCCGTCCTTGGGCGTCAATGGTCACAAAAGTCTTGGTAGCCTCGCGGATAATGGCCTGCGTTGCATGCATCAGATGCGCCTCTTTCTAGTGGCATAAAACTCCATTTTCTGCTTCACACTTGCATCACCCTTCCACGTGCCGGCGCTGGATAACTTGAAAACTACGCCGTCAAACTGATAAGTGGAAACGGAGCTGTCAGTCTCCGTGATGTATTGATACATTGTGCCGGGTTGCATGCCCCCGCCGTTGTAGAAATCCTGCTCCAGAGCGGCGATGAAGTCGTCTAACGCCGACGTGCCTCTCTCCACATCAAAGCTCCCCTCCCAGCCCTTCGGAAGCTCAGCTCCTAGCTGTGTTCCATCAAGGCGACTAATCCGGACCGCGCTCGTAATCTGATGGCTCTCAAAGCCTGTGACGTGGTCAATATCGACTCTCCCATCAGGGCCCATCACGACGAGTTGGGTATCCCGCCCAATCGAAAATGCTGTCAGTGCCACGGCATTATCTCCTAGTTAACCCGTCCGGTCGGCAGAGTCTGGCGGGAAACCTGTACGGTCTGCCCGCCCTCGACATTTACAATAAATCGTTCGTTGATGGCCTGATACTGGATCTGCGAGTCAGACTGAACATACCCAAGACTAGTGCGCGATACAGGATTGTTGCTAGTATCGCATATGACCGTAAATGGAAGAGAACCATCTGTGCTGCCAAGTAAGCCTTGACCAAACATGTTATTTAAAAACGACAGCTGGGTGGATCTGATTTGTTGGAACAAATTACTGTTGACCACCTGGCCCACGTATTGGCCCATCCCAGCCGCTAAGGTCTCAGCAATGTAGTTCGTCAATCGGGTGTAGTTGTCTCCGTCTGTAGCTGGGTCCGAAGACGTGTTGTGGCCTCCACGAACACCCCAAAACGAGCCACCCGGCTGCGGATTGCAAATTAAATCGATCCCTGCACCCAATAGCGCGCTGAGGTCTGCCGTGGAGTATGTAGTATTTTGACCTGAACCCGGTGTCCCATTACTCTGACTGCCTATAATTCCGTAGATCTGCTTATTGAGACTCGACTGTTCCGGTGAAAGATTTGCCAGCCGACCTGCTGCGAAACCCTGAGGTGAGACGAGACGAATTGTGTTGTTTACCTGGTCCGACCACCACAGCCAGTCGCCAAACATCAACTTCGCCGCATAACTGTCTAAGCCGGCGGCGGCTATAGTGGCCACCGCGTTCGTGATCGTATCACCTGCGGGGGTTGTGAGGATCATATATATGCCCTCTTCTAGGCCGAAGCCTGCCTGGGTGCTCCAGGTCGTTGAGTCGGCGCAATCAGCTAGCAGGGCCAGACCACACCCCTGTCCGCGTAATGCGTACATGCCACTGCGAGTGGGGATGTCGGCTCCTACCAATTGGCTGCTGCCAACCTGCCCTGCTCCATCGGAGCCTGCACTTGAAGAACCTAAGCTCAGCGAGAACGGTGCTGGCGATGCTGTCGTGCCACCGGCGCTCGCTATAATAAGGTGGGATGGACCTCGTTGCGGACCAAGCCCGGAATTTACCGCGGTGGCCAACGCGGTCCAGAATGCCGCGCCATTCCCGGTGAGCCCGTCGTAGACCTCTGGTTCAAATCCGGAAAGCAATACCGATAGCTTCCACGTGTTCGGCTGGGAGCCAACCCCAAGTGTCAACGTAATGGCATTGCCCAGAGATCCGGTATAGATTGCCGTGAAGCTGGCATTGGAACCGGGAACCGTGCTGGATGCGGCGGCGTCAGTTCCGTCTGTCACTCGGACGCAGCGGAAATTCTGAGCGCCTTGCTGGACGGCCGTGGCCACCTGAGTACCCATATCGTATGTTCGGGGAACAATCGTGCCAAATTGCTGGGCATAATCGGCCATCGTGCCGACAATAGTGGGCTCGTCGACAGGGCCCCAGGGAGCTGTGCCAACAACTCCAAGGATGTTCGTTGGGACACCATTCAGAACCAGGTTCTGCGGCGGTACAATCTGGACATAAAGATCCGGGACGATCAGAGATGTCGTGTTGACGGCGCCCTGTTGGGAGATTGGCATGCGGGCTATCCTCTCGACGCGTCGGGCGACGCGACCTTTATGACAAACTTTTTGTGTTCACTCGATAGAATCTCGGCGATTTTTGCAGCATCAAAAATGATATTGCCCCTCGCAAAGTTCAAAAATGGCTTTGCCACCACTAGATGATGTGTCATAGGAAATACCTAACCATATTTTATATTGCCATTTATCGCAGATGCACCAAAGAGCATAGAGGGCTGCATGAATGTCGTGATCGTCGCATATTCAACCATGTATACTAAATCGCGGCGATAGAGCAAAGCATTCTGAGCTTGATCATAACTTTCCGTGTTTCTATAGATAACCCTGGCCTTTGATTCGTCGGAAACATTTAGAAAGCTGATTTGATCTAGTGCTGAGTCGATTGCGGCAGCTACAGCGTCTCGAATTGGTGGGGTTGGACACCAGCATATAATACGGATATTTTTCTCTTGCCGCCGGCTCTCGAACGATGCTGAACTGTCGGAGACAACGCGCACCTTAACCGATCCAGCACCGGGTATAGTGATTGTTGCGCCTTGGGTCGTTGCCGAACGCCCCGACTGAATCAATTGGTCGAGATTTGAAGCGACAAGATCTACGGTGTCACCCGGCTTGATGCGGTAAGCATAGGCGGAGCCGTCGATTAATGCACCAACTACATCGCCAACGGTCGGACTTCCCGATACGGTAATCATCTGATCCGCGGTCGCAATTTCTGCGCCCGGTTCGGAAATCACGGATTCCCACTTTGGCAAATAGCGGGTCGTTGTATGCCCTGATTCGTTATCTGTTACGATGGT